ACTCTAAAGGATAGATACTTTTGGGGAGATGAAGAATATGCTCAAGAAGCTTTTGCAAGGGCCGCTACATATTGTGCTACTTATAAAGGAACTACTGATTTCAATCTTGCACAAAGACTTTATAACTACGCAAGTGATCATTGGTTTGGTTTTAGTACTCCTATACTTAGTAACGCAGGAACTAGCCGTGGCCTCCCTATTAGCTGCTTTCTTAATTCAGTTCCTGATTCAAGGGTTGGCCTATCTGATCATTATGACGAAAACATATGGCTGGCATCTGGAGGTGGAGGTATCGGCGGGTGTTGGTCTGATGTACGCAGTAATGGCGTTAGCACTTCTAACGGCAGTCAGTCTACTGGTTCTATCCCTTTCATGCATATAGTTGATTCTCAGATGTTAG